ACAATAAATCTATCACTCTCAAATAACTTTTGTTCCTTACACCACTTAGTATCATCAGAAAATATAATAACATTTCGATCATCATCAAATTCTTTTAATGCTTTCTCATAATAATCCAATCCTAATGGTGGATGATTACCTGAATTTATAATAAAATCACCTCTCCTAATATGAAGAGCTATAGGATTATCTACAGTTTCTCTTAGTTCTTTACATGAAGTAAAAATATCATTATGAAAAGTAAAATCTTTTCTTATATCATCCTCAATATGTTTAAAATATTTTTCAGTCTGAAAGAATCCCCATAATGATACATCATCCTTTGGGAGATTAAAAAACCTTTCTTGAAAATAAAAATCACCTTCCTGAATATAATTTTGAGTCTGTAATACACCTCTCTGACCATCCAAATTAAAAGCATCATAAAGAAGAATAGTATATTTATTACCTATTCCATCATCAAATATTTCTCTATGATCAGGTATCATAAAAGGAACATTCAATTTAGATGCTATACCTTTGATAGCAGCATATTGGAACATCTGATTACCAAATTGTCCCAACTTACCAAGATGATTAAATGCTACTGTCATTTATTTGCTCACTAATCCATACATAAGTTTTACGAATACCCTCTTCAAGAGATTGTTCATAATCCCATCCCAATTTTTCTCTGATGAGATCATTGTTAGAATTACGTCCACGAACACCAAGAGGTCCATCTATATGATTTTTTTCAATACTCTTATGAGCAACCTTGGCAGTAGTATCAACTAACTGATTAATACTAACCATCTCTTCCGAACCAATATTAACAGGTCCTAAGAAATCAGAATCCATTAATCTTCTAGTTGCTTCGATGCATTCATCAATGTACAAGAAGGAACGAGTCTGTAAGCCATCTCCCCACACCTCGATAGATCCGTTTTCCTCCTCTGCGAGAGCAACCTTGCGGCAGATTGCAGCTGGTGCTTTCTCTCTTCCACCGTCCCAAGTTCCTTCGGGACCATAGATATTGTGATAACGGGCAATCCTAATAGGAATGCCATGATTACGATTGTAAGCCAAGTACAATCTTTCTGAAAAAAGTTTCTCCCATCCATATTCGGAATCTGGTGCTGCTGGATATGCTGAATCCTCACGACAATTAGGATCGTTAGGGTCTAGTTGATTATGTTCTGGATACATACATGCTGATCCAGAGTAAAATATTTTAGTTTGATAATTTAATTTAGGTCTATTTGCTTCTGTCCATTCCTTATAATCACCAAAAGTTTCATTTAACAACCTTTGCTGCTCTAAGACGTTAAGATTAATAGTAACTGAGTTCTGCATAATCTCAGCATCATTCTCACCAGTGAATACAAATCCTGCACCACCCATATCAGCAGCAAACTGATAGATCTCATGAAATGGTTCAATCAATCTATAAGGAATTTCATTATAAAAATTACCTTGTTCTCCTTTATATTGTATTACTCTACGAACAAAATCTACATCACGCAAATCTCCTTGCACAAATTCATTTGCTTCTGTCTCAGCAAACTCTGGTAACTTAAGATCAACACCACGTACCCAATAACCTTCAGAACGAAGTCTCTTAACCATATGACTTCCAATGAATCCACCAGCACCTAAAACCAATGCTGTCTTATTATATTCACTCATAACTTAATAATTGTTATAGTATATATTATACATTAAGAGCAGAGAGTTTGCAACCCCTCATACAAATTAATTGATAAATTAAAACCTAAAGATTTTAATTTATCCACATTCAAAGAAACATTCTTTGGTACTGATAATTGATTAAATCTTGGTGTTTCTATAGGAATAAATTCACTCCTACTTCTAATATTATCTCTTACCATTTCCAATATCTCCCTAAACGGCAAAGGATTGCCACTAGCAATATTATAAATGTTATTTAATTTACCTTTATCCATTACAATCTTCAATGCACGACATACATCAATCACATGCATATAATCCCTCAAATCATCACCATTATTATATAATGTAATATCCTTATCTTCTCTCATCAATCCACTTAAAAATCCAAGAACATTCTTTTTGGATGATACAGTCTTATCATGACCATATACATTAGCAATTCTCATAATACGATAATTAACTTTATTAACCTCACAAAAAGAAATTACAAGTTGTTCTGCTGTTCTCTTTGTAATTGAGTAAAACCCTCTAGGATCACACATATCTGTTTCCTTTGCATTAATAATATCTGCACCATAAACAAATCCAGTACTAATATAATTAAAAGTTAATTTATTATGTTTACAATGTTCTAATGTTTCTAAAAGAACACGAAGATTTACTTCTACATCAATAGTAAGATCAGTAAGCATATTATGATTAGTTGTAGTACTAATCAAATATAATATATCATTTGATTCAGGTTTTCTTTGTTCTCTAGAAATTTCAATTACATCATTTGGATATAATCCACAAAAAGTACTACCAATAAATCCCGTAGCACCATAAACAGAAATTTTATTCATACTTTTCACACTCCTCAAAGGTTTTTCCTTTAACGTCTTTTGCAGAAAGAAGAGGTTCTCCATTCAAACCCCAATTAATATTCAATACAGGATCATTCCATAATAATGTCATATCATATTCTGGATGATAATAATCAGTTGTCTTATAAACAAACTCAACATTATTTGTTAAAGTATAAAATCCATGAGCAAATCCAGGTGGAACCCAAAGTTGTAACTCTGGTCTATCCAACTTAATACCAAAAGATTCTCCAAAAGTATCAGAACTCTTTCTAAGATCAACAATTACATCATAAACAGAACCCCATATACATCTAACCAATTTTCCTTGAGGATGTTGTATCTGATAATGAAGACCTCTCAAAACCCCTTTAGAAGATTTTGAATGATTGTCTTGAACAAAATTATAAAATCCAACATCTTTTGAAAACTTTTGTTCATTAAAGGATTCTATAAAGAAACCTCTATCATCACCATATTTTTCTACCTCAATAACATAAGCATCAATTAAATTTGTTTTTGTTATTTTCATACCACAAGATACCATGCTATTGTTTTCTTCAAACCATCTTCAAGAGAATACTCAGGTTTAAATCCAACCGTGTTTTTTATTTTAGCATTGTCAATAGCATAACGCAAGTCATGTCCTGGTCTATCATCAACATATTCAATTAAATCTTCACTAACACCAAATAGTTTTATAATTTGTTTAACCAAATCAATATTCTTAACTTCACATTCACCACCAATATTATATTTCTCACCTATAGTTCCACCATACCATATATCTAATATAGCTCTACAATGATCCTCAACATAAATCCAATCTCTTATGTTCTGTCCCTGTGCATAGATAGGTATTTTCTTATTATTAATAATATTAAGAATAGTTTTGGGTATTAACTTTTCAGAATTCTGTCGTGGTCCATAATTATTAGAACAATTAGTTATAATTGTAGGTAATCCATAAGTATTATTAAATGATGTAACAAAGTGATCACTAGAAGCCTTAGAAGCAGAATAAGGATTCTGAGGATTATAAGGGGTCTCCTCAGTAAATGGAGGATCATCATAATCTAATGCACCATATACTTCATCTGTAGAGATATGATGGAACTTTTCTATTCCATACTTTACTGATAATTCTAAAAGATTAAGTGTACCTATAACATTTGTATCAACAAAAGGAGATGCATCTTTAATAGAATTATCTACATGAGATTCAGCAGCAAAATGAAAAATAAATCTAGGTCTATATTTTTGAAATACTCTTTCTAATTTATCTTTATTTGCTATATCAACAATCTCAATTGGAAATGTAAATGGACTTAAATTAGAAGTATTAGATGCATAAGTTAATTTATCAACAATAACAATATCATCAAAACCTTTTTGATTTAAATAATGAATAAAATTACTACCAATAAATCCTGCTCCACCTGTTAGTAAAATAGTCATTTACTTATTATATTTGTCTAATAGTTTTGGTGAATATTGATTTATAATTTTAGTATCTATCTTTTCATCTTTTTTTATTTTTTCAAGTTCATATACCCTATTTCTAATCTCGGTTGAGGAATAAGTATGCCTTCTAAGATGATAATGAATCTCTATACCATGATCAATACAATATTGTTTTCCAGTTACATCTACATCCTTATACTCTTCACTTAAAAATCTAATATGAAATGTCTGTGTTTTAATTAAATTAAGGAGATCTAACTCAGTTTCATATACAAGTATCTCATCAACATATTTACACCCCTGAACCTGAACATATCTCTCATATATTGATTGTGTTGGTTTATTTTTAATACCTGGTCTATCTATGGTAGGATCCACTTGAATAGCTACCTTTAAATAATCACACAATTCCCTTTCCATCTTCAGCATAGTCACATGACCAGCATGAAACAAATCAAAAGAACTACATTGAAATCCTATTTTCATGATAATCTCCCATAATCATCTTCAAATCTTTCTATATCATCTTCTTCTAAATAAGAACCACTTTGAACTTCAATAATTCTCAATGGTATCTTACCTGGATTGGATAATCTATGTTTAGAATTACAAGGGATATATGTACTATGATTTTCATATACTAATTGTTCCTTTCCTTCAATCTCAATCAAAGCAGTTCCTTCCACCACTACCCAATGTTCAGAACGATGAAAATGTAGTTGTAAAGAAAGACTTTGACCTGGATTAACCTCAATACTTTTTACTTTATACCGATCACCGTGATCAATGACATCATACCACCCCCACGGTCTTTCTTCTTTCATATCAAACCCATCTAGAAACTGTCAATTCAATTGAATTATCATCCATCTCCCATTCTTCTTCTACCTGAAACCCCTCTTCCTTAACAGTATGATGAATAGTCATTCTAGCATATTGCTGTGTAACTTTTTCTAAAAATCGTTCTACAGGAATATCTTTATCCCATGTTTGTAAGTCTGCGACTAGTTCATATGTTCCTGTTTCTTTATTCAAACGAAACCCATAATCAACACCAAGAGAAAAATCTACCTCTGTAATAGGATGCTCTTCAGCATGATCTGGATTTGTAATCACAAGATCAACTACTGATAGTCCTACATCAGCAGGATTATTAACTCTCTCACCCATGAGGTCAAGAGCTTCCAATAGAATGGATTTATCTTTAAGTTTGGTTTTAATTGTTGTGAAGTGTGACATCTGTTTGTTGTTTCCAGAAATTTTCTATTGGTTGAGCAAGATAGTGCTCTGGTTTAGTTTCTACATGAGTAACTTCACCAAGTTTTTTTTCTATTGATCTAGTTAAATCTTGACAGGCATTACCGATAACACCTATTACTTCTTCTGTAACCAATCCATCTTGTCTGATGGTAAATTTAAGAGTTTGTTTTTCAGGCATAATTAATAACTTTTATGATGGGTATCTATATCACCATGCTGGATGTTATCAATAGCATCAACATGATCTATATGTTCTATATGTCCGTGATCAATACTGATATGAACATTACTCTCTAGGATATTAGCAATCCTTTCAAGAGCATCTGCTATTCTTTCTGATGATTTCATTAATAGTTTTTGGCCTCATCCTTAATATAGCAGGGAACACCAGAAGGGTCAAGCCATTTAGTATATTCAAAATCTTCAATGGCCTGTGTGAGTTGCATTCCATTGTCACATAGGTACATATCTTTATACCTTTTAGTATAACGGTCTTCTTTTTGAATACGGAAATCAGGTTTACCGTTCTCTAAGATTCCTGCTTCCACATAACGATAGGGATATCTTTCCATTATAATATTCATATTAACCTCCAGCAGCATCGCATCCAATTTTACTACCAGCAACAACACCTAATGGAATTGCCCACCATCTACCTTCTCCTCTTGATATGGCAGCAGCAAGTCCACCACCTAAAATACCGCCAGCAATTTTACCATCAGTACAATCATTATCATCAACTTCATAATGTCTTTCAACAACTGTTGTTTTTGGTGTTGTAATTGTTGCCGTATTTTTCTCACAAGGAAGTTCAATAGTTTCCTTCCAAGATCTTACATAACCAGGAGACTCTTCTGTTCCTGGTACATATTCTTCTCTATATTCAGAACTATAACAGGATTTAGTAGAAGAATAACCTTCTTGATACTCATCTGCAAAAGCAGAAACAGGAGTCAAAGCGATTAAAGAAGCAAGTAAAATTTTCATTATACTTCTGCTCCTTCAAGATCTTGTCTGATACATTCCATTATAAGACTATAATTAGAATCTGGATCTTCATTACTATAAGATATTTCGTCTTGATAATATCTCTTCACTTTCTTATAAAGCTTTGGATTTTTAACATCAAGGAAAATTTCCTTATTTGCTGCGGCACGTAAAATGCCCAAATCTTTCTTGAACTTTGAAGTAAGCGTCATTGCTTTAATTGGTTTACCTTTATATTATACTGGATATAGAATATGTAGTCAAGTACTATCGACAAACTATAAATATTTTTCCAAATATTCTTCCATTCTAGAAGATAAATTTTTAGCCTCTAATCTATGTCCATTCAAAAGATCAAAAAGACTATCCTTTGTCAATCCTTTTCCATGATTATGATGTGCCCATCCCCAATTTCTTTCTATATCTCTACGTGAAAATCGATGTTGAATTTGTAATTTTCTTTTAATCAAATGTTCATTCATCGGAGCGAAACCATAATTAAAAATTATAAATTTATCTGTAGTTTCACCAAAATTATAAAAATGTCTACCAGCAACATAACCAGGAATAGAAGACATAACAGAATTGTGCATACACCTTAATCTTCTACAATCTCTATTATCAAGATAATCTATACCATTAAATACTTGTTCATATAATGGTTTATCTTCATCAGGATAACTACTATCATTATCATCAACAAAATAAAAAGTAGGTATATAGTATTCACTTTTTTTATCAGTATCAGTGTCTAATAAATTAAAATCACCAATTAAAAATTCTGTAGCATTGATAGCAATTTTCCAACCAGGAATTTGTTTCTCATAATAAAATACCTCATTATCAACTTCAGTAGTATCAAATTCTTTATTTACAGAATCAACAATTTGCCAATCAGGACAAATCTCTTTTATAATTTCTACTGACCTATCAGTAGAAGCATAATTAATCATAAGTCCATAATCAAAATATTTCTTATGATGTTTTAACCACCAAGGAAGAAGATATTCTTCATTATAAAAATGAGAAATAACAGATTTTTTCATTGCACAGAAACCTCCGGAAAATACTTTAAAAAAATACACTCTTTATTTATTCTACTATCCACTTTTTCTTTTATCTCATCAAAAAAATTCCAAGCAAGTGGAATCACACAAATTTTTTCTTTTTCTTCACATAAAACATCTGGAGATAAAATTTTAATCTTAGATCCTGGTGAATATAAATTATGTTTTAATGGATTATCATCTACAATATAATCCATATCAAACTTTGAAAAATTTAAAAACGTATTTCCTTTAGCAGCAGCACCATATCCAACAATCTTATATCCTTTAGATTTTATTTCATATACTTTCTCATAAGTATCTAGAGCAATTTTTTTACATTTATCGGAGTAAATTCTAATTCTTTCCTCATCTAAGTTATCTTCTAAAGAAATCAATTCTTCAGATCTATCAACACCAGAATTAGAAAGTACAAAAACAAAACTTGTTCCATGAACAGATGTTCTTTTTACATCAATAACATTAAGACCAATTTTTTTAGCAAGTGTACAAAATGATTTTACACTAAAGAAGGAGATATGCTCATGATAAATTGTATCAAATTGATTATTATTTACCATATCAGCCTGAGATGTTTGAATAAAAATAAATCCATTATCATCCAAATTATCTTTACAAATTTTTAAAAATTTTTGAGGATATGTGTTATGTGCAAAAACATTTTGAGCAGTGATAATATCAAATTTTTCTCCAAGTTTTTTAATACTTTCTTCAGTTAGATAATCACATACAACAGTATGATTCTTTGAACTTAATTTATAAAGATTTTCTGCAGGATCAATTCCATAAGTTTCGTATCCATTTTTTTTAAATGAATTTAATTGAGTTCCATCATTACAAGCAATATCAAGGATCTTCTTCCCACTTGTATATTCACTACAAAACGAAACAAACCAATCAAAATACTCTTTCAAAGTTTTAGTTGTACCACTTACATACAAATAATCTCTAAACAATCTATCTGGGTCAACAGCATGTGTGAGTTGAATATGTGTACAGTTTTTACAAAAATTAATTCCTAAAGGAAACGTGTCTTCATCATCATGAAGACTTTTTAAATAACTATTAGCTAAAGGTTGTGAATTCAAATTTAATGCTAGTTTCAATTCTCTATTATCACAACAAAGACATTTCTTAATAATTTTATACATCAATATTTACCATCAAGTAATTTTTTATTTCCATAAATGTCAAATAATTTATCATTTTTTCTAGGGTAAAATAAAGAAAGATCAGAATCAACCATACTAATTATAACAGATTCAATGTCAGATTCAAAATTAAAATCATAGTCTTTTTCAAAATTTCTATTACTAATTTCAAAGTCATAAACTTTATTGGTATTTTTACTTTTAACTATCTTACAATTAAGAATTTTAGATACTGTATCTGAAATTTCATCAACTGTTTTATTAAAAGAACATAAATTATATTGACCAAAATATTTTTTATCAGAATCAATAATTCTACAAATAGATCTAACAAGATCATCAATTGAAAGAATTGGTCTTTTAATCCAACTATTTGATACACATATACTACCTTTAGTTTTATAAGAGTAAATCATAGAGTTGATCATAAGGTCCGACCTTATATTTGGAGAAGCTCCATTCACAGTTCCAAATCTAAGTCCAACAATTTTTTTACCATCATTGATAAACTTATTAGCAATAACATCTATAGTAATTTTTGTTAGATCATAATGATTAATAGGACTGATATTTAAATCATTCTCAGTACAAATATTTGTTTTTTGTCCATAAACACTTGCACTACTTGCATAAATTAAAATCTGATCATCTCTTAATTTCTCACAGATATTATAAAAATAATCTACATTATTAATCCAAGCATTACCTTTATTATACTCACACATCTGAACACTAGAATGTCCTGCAAGTAAAATAATATTTTTATACTGACTAATATCAATATCATTATAATTTTTCTTTATAGAATAACCAAGGTCTTTTCCATAAAAACAAAGATCTATAGAATCTGATTCAATTTTTTGATACAGAGCAGATCCAATATATCCATTACCACCAATAATTAAATTTCTCATAATTTTTTCACAATCATTAAATGATTTTCCTTTAATATATTCAGAAGAAATTGGTTTACCCGTATATTATAGTGGATATACGTTATGTAGTCAAGTACTAACGACGAACTATTATACCACCATCATCATCATCTTCTTCTTCATCTTCTTCCCAAGGATCTTTTAGTTCAGTAATTCTATTTTCTAATGACTGAAGTAAAGGATCTTTTTTCTCTTCACCACCAAACTTAACAACCAATAACTCATCACCCTGTTTAACATCAACCATTTCTGGATGAGGAATCTTAGTTACTGTTTTCTTTTCTACAATATAACCTTGTGATGGAGATTCTTTCATAAGACTCCATCCTCTAATTAATGAACGTACAGCAAAAAACAATAAAGAAAACCAAATTATCGTGAATAGCATATCAGTTACTGGATTCATTATTCTCTAAGATAATCATTTAACAAATAAAACCATACAGCAGATAGTATCATTATAGTAAATATTCTAACATTCTCCCAATTAACTACAATCATAATACTTGAACAACTCCTACCACGTCTGGTATCTCCATCATTAATTTCTTTTCTATACCTTGCTTCAAAGTCATGGTACTCATAGCACATGTCTCACATGCACCACCTAATTTTACTTTAACATATCCTGTTTCATATTCGATTTCATAAAGTTGAAGGTATCCACCATCAGCTTCAATATAGGGAATAAGTTCCTCTAACACTTTGAGTACGTTTTCTTCTGTTAATTCCATTATGATACTTTACCACCCCATTCAGAATTAGGATTCATTCTCTCCATATAATTAAATCCAGCATTTTTTGGGTAAATGTATTTTCCGTTCTCATCAAAGTTTGGACCTACCTTCTTTGCAGGATATGTAGGATAAGGTCTCAACCCTGCTCTCATCTCCTTACCCAATCTTCTTCTTCTCTGATTACCAGTCTCATGGTCTTCAGGCATAGTAGGCCAAGAAGTACCAAGTATCTCCTTAATCATTTCTTTAGTATATCCTTTCATCTTGCACCTACACGGGGTTCGCTATCAGGGACTTCGTGTGGATCCATCTTCCCTTTTGGTAAGTAAGCCAACTCACGCATAGCCCTAACTGAGGGATCACTTGTAACAGAAGTGGGCAGTCGTCCAAGAGCGACGTTATCATAGTTAAGTGAGTGCCTGTCAAATGTAGAAAGTTCATATTCCTCCGTCATACTTAAACAATTGGTTGGGCAGTATTCTACACAGTTTCCGCAGAATATACAAGCCCCAAA